AGCAGATGCTATAAACATTTCCGGAACCGCAGTTCCAGGAACAAGTCTAATACAAGCAAGTAATCCGACATTTACTGGTCAAGGACATTTTCCAGATACAGGTTTAACTGTAGGTACTACTAGCAATGATTTGCAAGTTTTCATTGATACCGGTAATAATAGATTACCAACTATACAAAATGTAGCTTCTTCACAGATATCATTTAAAGTAAAGGATTCTATCAGTTCTACAGTTAGGAATCCCTTAGTATTAAATTCTCTAAATGCTAATCCAGGAGCTGATCTAGTTTATGATCTAGGTTCTAGTATAGCAAGGTGGAACAATGTTTGGGTAGGAACTATACATTCAAGCGATATCTACGGAACACTCCATGGCAGTCTAAGTGGAACAGCTGACAGATCTAATAACTTATTATACAATGGAGTATATGTTTCGGCAGTAGCTACAGCTACAGCTAACACAATAATGGCAAGAGATGCTAGCGCAAATACCGCAGTTAACATATTAACAGCATCTACTATCAATGCATCAACAGTAGGCAGTGTATCTACTACATATTATGGTACATTATCCGGAACAGCTACTAATGCAAATAATATATTATACAATTATGATGGAAGCCATGCAACTAATTTTGTTACAGCAACAGATCAAAATGTCGTAAACTCTGTGATAGCTAGAGATTCTAGCGGTAATTTTGCAGCGAATATAATGACAGGCACGGCAACAAAAGCAAAATATGCTGACTTAGCAGAAAAATATCTAGCAGATATAGCCTACGAACCAGGCACAGTTCTTGTATTTGGCGGTGAAGAAGAAGTAACAACTACTACAGAATATGCTGATACTCGGGTAGCAGGTGTAGTATCAACTGATCCTGCTTATCTAATGAATTCAGAATCTAGCGGAGTTGCTGTTGCGTTGAGAGGCAAAGTTCCTGTTAAGGTTAGTGGAATGATCAAGAAAGGTGATTTATTAGTTACGAGCACAATTTCTGGATATGCTGAAGCAGCACAACATAGTGGTGTTACAGCTTCGGCAGTATTTGCCAAGAGCCTAGAAAATAAAAGTGATTCCGGACTAGGAGTTATCATGGCAGTTGTGGTATAAGATAGAATATTGGAGATAAGCAAATGCCAGTAACCGGGGATATCATAACCGCCCAAAGTTATAATGATTTACAGACGTCTGTTTATAACATACTAGGCAACGGATCTGGTCAGAACGGCTATGGTAAAAGTCTAGTAAGCACTCCAGTAAATGTTGGAGATGATATTACAGGTGCTAAATGGGCCAGCTTAAAAGTTGATATATTAACAGCAGCACAACACCAAGGAATAGCATCTGGTGCAAATATAGCTAATCTTCCAACACCAGGAACTAACGGAGATTTTTTTATAAGTGCAACAGATTTAGGTCTCTTCCAATTAGCTACAACTGAAATCGCAAATAACAAATTCTTACTTGGTGCTGGGCAATATAGTGACGAAAATTTACTTAACGCAGCAAATGCACCGATAAGCAACACTAGGACAGCTAGCTGGGGCGGTTCTACAAAACCAACAGTTACACACGCATTCACAGTAACATTTAATAATGCGGCAGCAGCACGATACTTCTTTAATGCAGGCAGCAGTCTCAGATTCACTGCTTCTTTTAACGGATCTCCAACTAGCCAAAATCGTGCTTGGAATAAATTGCTTACTAGTATCGGTGTTGTTGTTTTTGATCACTCGGCTACTACTGCAAGCGGTGGGACCGGCTCAGCTATTGGATTTTATACACTTACTGATACTCCGCAAACTGTTTTTATCGCATCAGGTGCAGGTGTTTATGGTGTGGCTAGCCCATATAGCACAAATGACTATGTTGTGAAAATGAGTTGTAATGTGCCAAATAATTCGCAAGGTGGTGCTACACAAATATTTGTGACTATAAACTTTGATGACTTCCATAGCGGTAGTTATCTAAAAGACGTAGTTAATGGTACATTAACTTCAAATGTCTTAATAAGGAGAGCTTCGGGATCAAATGTTAATGAAGCAGCTCCTAGGGGAACTAATCATATATTGTTAGACGGTTATACATATTAAACGATCACCGACATCTTAGTGATAAATATCTCAAGGGATTGATTTATTATGACGATTAGTGCTGGTTCGAAAATACTCCAACAAGACTACAATACGATACAGACAAATATCGCTAACATTCTAGGTTCGGGATCTGGTCAAGCCGGTTACGGATTAACTTATTCTGCAACACCTACTCCTGGATCTAATTATAATAGCCAACCTCTAACCGGAACTAACCAGATAACCGCAGCTAGCTGGGCGGCATTGAAAGCAGATATTTTAATAGCTGCTAATCATCAAGGCATTGCTTCTTCATATACATCTATATTATCATTGATAGGTGCTAGTTTTACTGGCTCTATTTCTTCCGGAACTTTAACTGTTTCTGGAGTAACAGGAACTATAGCTATAGGTGATCCGGTTTGGGGATCAGGAGTTACACCAGGAACATATATAACTGGCGGTAGCGGAACATCTTGGACTGTTTCTCCTACTCAAACCGTAACAGCAAGATCTATGCGATCTGGAGGAAATATCGCAGCGGGAGATAGGGTAACAGCTAAAGAAACTGCATTGTGGCCAAGCGCAGTCTCAGATATCACAAGCAGTAAGTTTTTTATCGCAGAATATAGCGATGAATCTTTTAGTCCAGATATTTCTAACTCTAGGACTACACCTTGGGGAAGCCCTAGCAATCAATTACTTTATCATACCTTTACTATAGATTTTGGATCTGCTAGTAATGCCAGATATTATTTTAATTCCGGAAGCAGTATCAAATTTTCGGCTTCGTTAACGGGTACATCTAATACTGTGCAAGATATTAACTGGATTAATCTGTTGAGAAATATGGGAACTATAACATTCGATCATGGTTCAACTTCTGGGTCAGGAACTATCGGAACAGGATCATCTATTGGATTTTATAATCTTACAAGCAGTACACAAACAATCTTTACTGCATCAGGTACAGGATCATATTCTGCTAACACTTACGCTATTTCAATAAATTGCGATGTAGCTAACAATTCGTCAGGCACTGCTAGATATATGTATGTGAATATAGTATTTCTCGATTCTCATAATAATGCTTTTAGTGATAGTGTTGATGGAACACTTACTTCTACCATATCGAAGCGTAGAGCATCTGGAACACACGTCTCGGTAACATCCCCTACAGCAGTAAATACTAAACTATTATCAAGCTAATCAATATTTCCTCATCGACTTTTAAAAAGTTATAATTACTTTAGACAGAGGAGATATCTCAATGGATTTACGTTTAAAAGCAGCACTTGATTCTGCTAACTTTATGATAACTTTTAATAATCAGAGAGATATGATCAAACAGGCTTTTAAAGAGAATTGTCTTCATCACGAAAATGGTCGCAGGTTTACTATAAACAGAGAACTGATAAATTTCCTATCAACATTGGTTTCTAGAGAACAGACAGAAGACGTAGTAATTTTAGATGACATGGAAGTTCCTTATATGATTTCAGATGTTAGAGAATTTTTAGAAAAAGTGTTTGATATATACACAGAAAGCACCAATCAATACTATCAAGATTATTCCAAACTTATGTCAACAAGATCAATTGATAAAATAGTCGGAGAATAAATGGAAAAGACCCGAGGTATATTACTATTTGCTCATAATAATAGTGAAATCGATTATGCTAAGATAGCCTTCGTTTGCGGAAAATATGCGCAGAAACAACTAGATGTACCTATTAGTCTTGTTACTAATAAGACTACACTCGAATGGATGAAAAAGAAAAATAAGAAACACGTTGGTTTTTTTGATAAGATAATATTAACAGATGGGATTAATTCTTATACTGATCAAAAAAGACAATTCCATGATACACAAACTGTAAAAATAAATAGGTTTGATAACGGATATAGATCTCGTGTATATGATCTTTCTCCATATGACAAAACTCTAGTTATTGACACTGATCTATTATTATTAAATGATAATTTAAAAAGCATATGGGAAACCGATGCAGACTTTATGATAAACCAGTTCCATCATGATTTATCTTCAGATAGAGAGAATAGCGAATTTGTAAAAGTAAGCGATGCTAGTATAGACTTTTATTGGGCAACTGCATTTTATTTTGAAAAAACAAAAAATACTAAGATCTTTTTCAGCCTTTGCCAACATATTTTAGAGAATTATGACTATTACCGATTCATGTATCAGATAGAAAGCAGTTTGGTACGCAACGATTTTATCTTTAGCATAGCTATACATATACTAGGTGGGTTCAGTAATAAGAATAAACCTATGAGTTTACCTTGCGATATCTATTACACTACAGACAGAGACGAATTGATAGATGTTAAAAATAAGAATTGTTTGATATTTTTAATACAGAAAAAAAATCTATTAGGTGAATTTACTCTATCAAAAATAACAGACCAAAATATTCATATAATGAACAAGTATAGCATAGATAGGCAAACAAAAAAGCTATTGAAGGTGTTAGATAATGACTAAGGGATATCTAATATTTGCACAAAATAACAAAACAGATGATTATATAAGGATGGCATATGCCTTAGCACTCAGCATCAAAGTTTCTCAGGACGAAGTAACTGATGTTTGCTTGGTAACGGACATACCGGATAGTATCCCCCAACACTACACATATGCTTTTAATAAAATAATAACAGTTCCTTGGAATGACGATGCTTGGTTTTCTACATGGAAGATAGAAAATAGATGGAAACTGTATTCTATTTCTCCATACGATGAAACAGTTATACTAGATGCTGATATGCTTTTCCTATCAAATATTGATAATTGGTGGAATTATCTATCAAAAGCGCACGATGCTTGTTTTGTTACTAAATCTATGACTTATAGAGGAGAAGTCGCAGACGATTCCTACTATCGTAAGACTTTTATAGATAACGATTTGCCAAATGTCTATAGCGCATTTTTTTATTTTAAGAAGACTGATCGATTATCGGATTATTGGAATACTGTTAAAATTATAACATTAAATTGGAAAACATTCTTTAAAAAGTTCCTATCATTAAATGCACCAAAACGTTTGTCAATGGATGTTGTATTTGCGCTTGCTGCTAAAATACACGGATTAGGTGACGATATTACTAGTAGTTTTGATTATCCAACGATAACGCATATGAAAGCGTATGCACAGGGGTGGAGATCTACCGAAAATGATTGGATGAGTCGTGTAGGATCTTATATGAATTCTAGAGGAATATTGAAGATAGGTAATCATCAGCAGTCGGGTATATTCCATTATACTGAAAAGGAATTCTTAACCGACCACATAGTAACGGTTTATGAAAATCTCTACAAGGAGAAATTCAATGTCTGATATTTTTGATATTTTACGTAAACTAGAAAATACAAGCAATAAACCTAAACATTATGTTTATTATGATCCTTCAAACGGGAAAGTATTGCATATAAGGAATTATCCAGAATCGGATGTCTATCCTTTTGTGGAGTTAGAATCTGAAGAATTAGATGATGAATCTAGGAAATTAACTGATTTCCAGATCGTTTTTAACGGAGGAGTTCCTTCCCTCATAAAAAAAATAGATATAGCAATTAAATTTGATGTTAATTTAGATATCTATAAGATTGAAAAAATAAATCAAAAGGCTGATCTTAACGTAGATCTCATAATCGAACAGGATAATATAAACCGTAGATTTATTTTTGTTCTTTCAAATAATTTATTTGTTGAATCCTTGTCTGATGATAGAGAATTGATTTTTTATGTTACAGCAGAAAATGATCCAAATATTTTATACCAAACTATAAGATTCCCAGTAAGGAAATTGATAAAAACTAGGAAATTAAGGATATTTTTTGATGGGTACGAAAATAAAGAACCCTGTAACATCTATACCAAAAAAATATTTGAAACTAACCTGCATTTGGATAAGAGATGAAAAAATTAAATTTACACGAAATAGATACAGTGTTTATAAGCTACGACGAACCTAACGCTGAAAAAAATTATGCTGAGTTGATAAAGATAGTTCCGTGGGCCAAAAGAGTACACGGAGTGAAAGGTAGCGATAATGCACATAAGGCAGCTGCTAATCTCAGCGAAACTGACAGATTTATCACCGTTGATGCTGACAATATAGTTGACCCTAAGTTTTTCCAACAGAAAATAGACATAGCCGGAACTAAATCAAATCTTGTTTTTAGTTGGTGTGGACGCAACGCGGTTAATGGATTAATATATGGAAATGGCGGACTAAAGTGTTGGACCAAAGATTTCGTCCTAAATATGAAAACGCACGAAAATGCTGATCCAGACGATACTGAAAGCGTAGTTGAATTTTGTTTCGATCCTAGATACTATCAATTTAACGAATGTTATTCTACTAGCTATATCAACAGTAGTCCGTTCCAAGCGTGGCGTGCAGGATTCCGAGAAGGCGTAAAAATGAGCCTAGATCGAGGAGCTAAGACAGAAGATATTAAACGAGTATGGTGGCAAAATTATCAAAGACTATTGATTTGGTCAAATGTTGGCGCCGATGTTAAAAACGGACTTTGGGCGATGTACGGAACACGATTAGGTTGTTATATGACTAACTGCACCGAGTGGGATTATGTTAATGTACGAGACTTTGAATATCTAACGAATTTTTGGAAAGAAAAGATACAACCAACGATAACAGATGATACTATTGCAGAAGAAGTCGAAGCTGTTGGTAAAAATTTAAAGGATTATCTCAATCTAGAGATTGCTGATTTAGATGCAGAAGCTAGCATATTTTTTAAAAAAGTATATCAAAATACTCCTAGGATAATAGGAAGAAATATTTAAAATTCGTATCCAAATTCTTTTATGTCTTTGGCAAAAAGTTCGGATACGATAATCTTTGTCTCGTCGTCGTAGGCTTCTCTATATTCTGGAATTGGTGTAAACCAAACTAACGATTCGTAACATTCAAAATAATCTTGTATGATTTTAAAATCTTCTTCTAGATTTTCTACTTTAAAAATATAATCAGCTTTCTTTATAGTACCATCTTCTTTAGTATATTGGATCCAATCTATCTGCTGATCTAACGGATGCCACCATTGATTGGGTATAGTTATAGATTTTAGTTTGGGTAGATTTTTAACAAACGAAATAAAATCACAATCTGCTATTGGATTATTATTATTTTTTAGATCTAGATACCCTAGTCTAACTCTAGCCCAGGGATTCATAACAACACTAATGACTTTAGTTCCTGGATAATATTCTTCTCTTTGCTTCAGATTTGCCTTAGCATTATCTAGCTCGTCGTCTACTATCAATCGATACATAGCAACTTTTGGAGCTAAACAGTGGAACCAATATTTTATCTCTCCTATACCAATATAGGACATTGGTATTTTGATCCACATAAAAAAGGAATTGCCTGTTTTAAAATTTTCGTTCATTCTATTATTTTATGTGATTTTTTGGATCTTGTCAAGATTTTATTAGAGCAAAAAAATTCTATAGATGCTGGTTTAATAATAAGTATCTTACAAAGTTGAGAGGGTTAAAATGAAAATATCCATGATAGGTTGTGGTAAGTTGGGATTACCTTGTGCAGAAGTGATGAGCACAGTGTATGATGTTGTAGGGTATGATGTAATAAAAGATCCAACAGCCACTATACCATTATTAGATTCTATACAAGCAGCAGTAATAGATAGAGACATAATCTTTGTAGCTGTACCAACTCCTCACGATCCATCCTATGGTGGGTCTACTCCGATAGCCGATCTACCTCCTAGAGATTTTGATTATAGCATAGTTCAGACGGTGTTAAGAGAGATTAACAAATATGTTAACCAAACACAGCTAGTAGTATTGATTAGTACTGTATTGCCGGGTACAGTTAGAGCACACTTGCGTCCGTGCATTACGAATGCTAGATTCATTTACAATCCTTATCTAATAGCTATGGGATCAGTTAAATGGGATATGATTAATCCAGAATGTTTAATTATTGGAACAGAAGATGGATCTCTTACAGGTGATGCACAGATATTGATCGATTTCTACAAACCTTTAATGCAAAATAATCCACGTAATAATGTTGGTACTTGGGACGAAGCAGAAGCTATAAAAGTCTTTTATAACACATTTATTTCTGCTAAGATCGGTCTAGTAAATATGATACAAGATGTAGCAGAAACTAATGGAAACATCAATGTTGATGTAGTGACAGATGCTCTTAAAGCTGCTACACAAAGAATTACCGGTCCTAAATACTTGACTGCAGGATTAGGTGATGCAGGGGCTTGCCATCCTAGAGATAATATAGCATTGAGATATCTAGCAGAGAAACTGGATCTTGGATATGATTTATTCCATGCTATAATGCATAGTCGAGATAAGCAAGCAGAACGTATGGCCAATAAATTGATAAAATTAAGTAGAGAAACTGATTTGCCTGTAGTCATACACGGTCGTGCTTACAAACCCTATGTTCCATATACTATCGGTAGTTACAGTGAATTGGTAGGATACTTTGTAAGAGAAGCTGGCATACAATTAAATTATGTAGACCCACTCACAGGCGATGATGCGATCATTGATAGCCCTGCTGTATTCTTAATGGCACATAATGCAGAAGTGACTTATTCGGGAACAGGAGTGCAACTTGTCCCTGATAGTCTATATTGTACTATACCTAAGGGTAGCGTAGTTGTTGATCCGTGGCGACAGTTTCCAAAAACAGATGGTATAACTGTTATACACTACGGTAATACACGAAATGTATGATATCATCTTTATCTCTTATAAAGAACCAAACGCAGAAGATAATTGGCAACTGTTAAAGTCTAGATTTAGTTTGGCTAAAAGAGTTAAAGATGTTACTGGTATCCATCAAGCACACGTTGCTGCTGCTAAGAAATCTATGACCAATATGTTTTGGGTAGTTGATGGTGATGCCCAAATAGTTGATGATTTTAATTTTGATTATGAAGTTGATGATTGGTCAAAAGATTGTGTCCATGTGTTTAAGAGCCAAAATCCAATCAATGGATTAACATATGGATATGGTGGAGTTAAGCTGCTACCAAAGAAATTAACAATGAATATGGATATAACTACAGTAGATATGACTACTTCTATCAGTGAAAAATTTAAATCAGTTCCTATCTTAAGCAATATTACAGCATTCAATACAGATACTTTTAATACTTGGAAAAGCGCATTCCGTGAATGTGTTAAATTATCTAGCAAAGTGATAGACGGACAAATAGATGCTGAAACACAAGATAGATTAGAAATCTGGTGTACTAAAGGACAGAATCAAGACTACGGTCATTGGGCATTGCTCGGAGCACAAGCAGGCAGGAAATATGGTTGCGCAAATGCAGGTAACCCAGAAATGTTGTTAAAGATAAATGATTGGAAATGGTTGAAAGATGAGTTTGAAAAATACTGATTTCCAAAATATACCGTGGGATGATATAAATGAATTTGGCCAAAAGACTATGCTTGGGACTGATCTATTTGCTGTTAGCTGGATTATGGGGAGGTTTTGTAATTATAACTGTAGCTATTGTTGGCCTTATGCTCGCAGTGATGTACCTGATCACTTTCCTTTGGAAGTTTATAAACGCACGATAGACGAAATCAAGAAACAGGCAAGGTCGAATGGATTTAAAAATTTCCATTTTAGTTTTAGTGGAGGAGAACCGACAGTTTTCAAGGATTTTGATAATTTACTCAGTTATTACGTTAATGATGATTTACCTAGCTATCAAAGTTTTCATATGACTAGTAATTGTAGTCCGGGAATGAAATGGTGGAATCGTATGATCCCTACATTAAAAAAATTTAATCGAGCCAGTATTACTGCTAGCTTCCACGCAGAGTTTGCCGACGAAAACGAGTTTGCTGATAAATTACTATTCTTGTTAGAAAATCGAATATATGTAACTATAAACCAAGTAATGGTTCCAGACAGATTCCAAGAATATTATGATAGATGTAAAAGATTCTACAATAAAGGAATTAATATTACACTTAAACCACAAAGCGATCCCACTGCCAGCTTTGTTGTTTCTGGATATACAGAGGAAATGATAAATTTATTACAGACTGGGTTCCCTCAGCAGATAGATCAAGAAGGTATCTATCAAATTGAATTAAAAGACTCTAATGGAAAATTATATGATTTTGATCAAGCAGAGAGATTTAATGCTTTTGGTTTTAACAAATTTAAAGGATGGCGTTGTAACAGCGGATATCAAAGTGTTATAATACGAGGAAATGAAGTTAAGCGTAGTTATAGTTGTCACGATACTCCTTTAGGAACATTAAATGATGGGTTTAGATTGTTCGATCACCCAGAGATTTGTATAACTAATAGTTGTGTAAGTTCGGCGGATAGTAAGATACCAAAATGCAAGTTGATATAGACCATGTTCTTTTTTGGATGGATGCTATACGTAATAGCGACGATCGCTATCGCACGCTTGAGAGTTTTTGGAAAGGACAGATACACAGCAAGACTTGGTTAATAAACGGAATCATGCCTTATGTATCCTCGGCTTCTAGTAACGTAGTCATACACGGTGGATGGAATGGTGTTTTAGCGAGCCTATTATTCCAATCTGGAATTAGTATTGATAAAATAGTTTCGATAGATATAGATCCTAGCTGCGAAGAAACAGCCAGGACTATGAATAAGATAGAAGAAATAGAAGGTAGATTTAAAGCAGTAACTTGCAACATGGTGGATTATGATTACGAATTTTATCCAGATATTGTTATCAATACTAGCTGTGAACATATAGATCAAGAAACCTATGAAAAATGGTTAAAAAAGATACCAGGAAGATCTATGATAGTATTACAGAGCAATGATTATTTTGATCTAGAAGAACACATACGTTGTGCAGAAGATATAAATGAATTTAAAGAACAAAGTAAGATTAAACATATAGCTGCGCTTACATTAGAATTACCAAAATATAATAGATTTATGTTAATTGGGTGATCTCTTTAGAGCCCGTATATCTAAGCTACAGTTACATTTTTCAATATTACAAATGACACTTTTTTCTATATCTTCTGGATACATATCTAAAAAATGTTTATAATTACGTATACCACAATTTGCCCAACCCGCAGAACAGTCATCGTTGATCACGAGAGAATAATTTCCTGCCCAACATTCCCATCCTAAGAATGAATTACGATCTTCTCTCACTAGTTTAAAAGAATCAAATTCTTCAGCAGACCCATCTGTATATGTTACTAGAGATTTTCCACGCAATAACCACTGGTGTGTCTTTTGTAATTCTTCCATCCTTTTTCTAGTAAATGTGAATTTGCTTTCTAACTTAGATAATTGTTCTCTCTGTTCAGAAGTATACTCAACTTTTGTGCTTCCAGCACCCCAATAAGTAATCGGAGCAGGTGTTACTTTTAAGTTTGGTAAATTGCTTATTTGATCGAACCAGTCTAATGATAGATCCCAATATGCGGGATCCATTATCACAAAAACTACTACAAAACTTTTATCAGTTAATACGCTTATCTTTTCTAGATCTAGTGTATGCTGGCTTGGATGCAAGGAAATATTCCAATTATCTACCAGATCTCCGGTTGATTCATAAAACCTAGCTGTTCTTACACTATTGCTATCTACAGCGACCTTCATTCCTAATGATTTAATCAGTTCGACTATTTCTTTAAATTGGGGATGTACTGAACATTCACCGCCAGTGAGTCCTACGCTAACTTCTCTATCTCTAAATCTATTTAAAAATGTTTCTAAATCTTGTAGATTTATTTCACGATTTTTTCCATTATGCAGATTATCGGGACAATATCTACAGGCATACGGACATTGTGTGGTTACATAATAATTGATCCTAAGATACTCTTTGTGCTCATATCCGATTTCTTTTATGTTTTTCATAACAGTGATTCTTTCTGATAATCTTTAAAATCTTCTGGTTTGATCAATCGTCCTTCGGATTTACTGCAACTAGCGGCACATATAGCTAACTTGCCTGTTCTGTAACTCTTATCCCAACTGTTTTTTATCGTTAAAAAGAAATCGCTTTTTACTACATCTTGTAAATCGTTTTTATATAGATTTATCTTATCTTTATTTTCCAAAGTCCACAGGCGATCCCATCCGTCATCCATTTTGACATTTAATCCATCTAATAAGAAAACATTTCCTGCTATATAGCAGCAAGGATAGGCAAGTCCAGCTGCATCTATATAAACAGTTCTCCTGTTAGCAGAATAACAATCTATTTTGCTATTCTCTAGATCGCCTAGATATGCGAGAATATCTGGATTCCTATTTTCCGAAAGCAATTTGTGTCTGTGTTCCGGTAAATCAGTTGGCATAAGTTTATCACCGTTTTCTAGTATATGCTCTAGATTAAATGCATCGTCTATTAAGAATCTATGGCTTTGTTTTGCTACAAATTCTACGAAACCCATCTTTTTGGCTAAATCGCGAGCTTCTTCTATCTGATGTTCATTGTGTTTAAAAACTATGAACTGCCAATGTGCGTTTCCACCAGCTTCTATAAACGCAGCGGTATTTTCCATTACTTTGTTCCAATTAACATTTTTCCTATAGAGGTGATTAGTATCTTCTAACCCATCGATAGCAAAGTATACCACATGCTCTGTATTTTTTAATACACGACCTAGGTTTTTCCAAAATTCTATAGTTTTCATTCCACCATTAGTAGAGATAGTAATAGATGCTTGCGGTGCTTTTATTCTTGCTATCTGGCACACATCTAAAAAATTTGGACTAGCGCATGGATCGCCTACTACTCCGGCAAATGTAAGCCTCTTTAATGAGGAATATATTTGATCAGATATCCTTTCGATAAAAAAATTATTAGTTAGATATCTCTGCTTAAACCAACTGTGATCATTAGGTCTAAATTCTCGAGCGCACTGCGGACAAGCAGCATTACATATTGAACTGTTTTCTATCTCTAATTCGTCTATCCGGTCATAAAACATTATACGATCTTTTGTACTTTTTCTATAAAATCGCTAGGATAATTTGTGCGAAAACTTTCCCAACAGAGTAACTGTAATTTATCAAACGGCTGCGGTTTATCCCATTCTATTCCTAGACCTGATAGATACTTTTTAAGCTCTGCTTGTCTGGTACTATAGATATGGCTTTCGACATCTTTTATAGATACTTGTGGTTCTGTTTCGTGATATGTAAAGAAGTAATTAATGCTTCTTAATTTACCGTCTATGATAAAATAACTGCTAGGATGCATGGAATATTTGTATAGTCCTAAACTACGATGTGCTTTTACAATATCGAGCATTTGATCTTGCCAATCTGGCAATGTGCTATCATAATTTTCTTGCAGGCATCCAGATCTCTCCCAAAAATCTACTCCATCAACCTTTAGATAAATCTTTTTGCTTTGATTGTCTATATCTAGGATTTCCGGAACTATATCCGGATATTGTTTGTTCATAATAGATAGAAACTTAACTTCTCTCTGCCATTTTTCTTCCATTTTTCCGGGATCAACTACTTCATTTTGTCCCCTGTGGTATATTCCATCGTTGAAATACCATTGGACAAAGGTTTTTTTATCTGTGCTTATTAAGCTTGTGTAAATAAGATTGTTGCGACAAAGCCCGTCACCGGGTACATTGTTATAATAATATTCATAATTCATAAATGTAATTATCTGTTAAAAAGTTAGGAAAAAAATAAAATGATAAGAGGAATCGGAGGAATACCATATCTAGATCTAGAATCCCATTTAGATATGGCAGCATTTGATAATTTGCAACCAGAGATAATCCGAGGATTTGCAGAAGCCCGAGAATATGCAAAAGAAGGAACTTGGATGGCTCCGGGTTTTACTTTTGAAAAGATGAGTTATATTGTAAATTGGAAACCAATATATAAGGCACTTGAAGAATTTATGTCACTGCCTGATGATGATCCTATCAAGATTAATGGTATGCCTCTTTATCAAAATCTAACAGATTACAAATATAGGAATAAATTTACTAGATATTTAAAAATGGCTATGGGTGCATATGACCCTTATATATATTATTTTCTATGGCAAGAGGGATCCTGGGATGACAGGACCGCTCCAAGAAAGTTGACAGAAGAAGCTAAATTTTTTCCTAATACAGTTTCTTGGATTGAAAAGTTGATAACTGACGGTATATTTGAGCACATTGGTAGAGTTATATTTTTCCATTGTGAACACGATGGTATCCCATTTGAACATAGAGATCTAGATGCCAAGAATGGAGTAAATGTAGATTATCCTCACAATAATGAATTTATACATATACGTCCAAATACTAAAAAAGCATTCTATCTCTGGGATCCAGATACTAAAAATAAAATATATCTAAATAGTCGTGCCGTTTGGTGGAACGATCAAGATTGGCACGGCGGCGAAAAGATAATTGAACAGAGCTATAGCCTAAGAATAGACGGTAAGTTTACAGAAGACTTCCGTAAGAAATTAAACATAGATCATTTGGAAAGCTACTAATGAGCAAAATAGTAATTACTGGACATACAGGCCCTGTGGGCAAAATACTTAGCGAATATTTTTCAAAAGAATACGAAGTTATTGGAATCAGTAGATCTACAGGTTATGATTTGTCAAACGCAGATGATAGATCTAAGATAATTGAAATTGCCAATGATGCTGACCATTTTATAAATCTAGCTAATGTAGGATGTAGCCAATCTTACATTTTATTGGGATTATACAATGCTTGGAGTCAACGCAGTGGAAAGATAATAAGTTTTAGTAGTATAGCGGCAGCATTGCCCTTGGAATTATTATATGGACATTCTGCTAGTTTAGAAATGATAGCCAGTAAATTCCTTTTGGAACAAACCCACAAAGAATTAAGTATGAAAAAACTATTTGGCAATCAGCCACAATCTGTTCTTGTAAGATTTATGAATTACGATCCTAAAGAGGGATCCAGGGCCTGGGAACCTTACACGGATAAACAACAGATGATTGATATGGTTGATTTTATATTAAAATCTGATAGCTATATTTCTACACTTGATTTTCGTCAAATACTACCAATTGATAAGCAATCTTAGGAACAAATCCGAGATTGGCAGCACCATGCCAATCTCTAGCCTCATCAAAAATAAACATATCTCCGGCTGAATATTCCAATGGTTTCCCATCATAGATAAAAATATGTCCTGGAATCATATCCTGCATCGCCATCCAGTATCTTTTAATATTCTTTTCACTATCTGGAAAACTATCAATATGTAGCGGAAACATTTCTCCGGGATTCATTTTACTAAACCACCATTTGAATCTAGATCCTACAGCTATCGGTGGATCTAACCAACCGATATGATTGTCGTAATAAAATTCCCAAGACAACTTATCGAGGTTATACCCTGCATCAGTCCACTTTAAAACAACTTCTTGTTTCCTATCCGTATTTTTTTCTGATTCAATGGGGCGCTTTTCTCCAGGAGAATTTAGCATAATGTCCATTATTCTTGGATCTATCCAATCTTTGAAATTTCCAACATAAATCATAAACATATTTAAGCATATTTGCAACAGCATAACTAATATATGAGTGAAAAGATAGAAGCCTATCAACGTCTCATCGAAGGAAAAACAGGTTCAAAGACCTTTTGCCCCCTTCCTTGGATACACATAGCTACTAGACCTAACGGTGATGCCCGACTCTGTTGCGGATCTAATGCTAGTGGTGCTGATACAGGAGACTATACTGTCGGTCTCGTAAAAAATCAAGATGGTAAACCTGCTAATTTTAATAGAGATTTACCTGTTGATGCATTGAACAATGGATATATGCGTGATGTCCGACTGACTATGATAGAGGGAAAAATACCCGATAGCTGTGCTAAATGTTTTGAAGAAGAAGCAAATGGTGTGATCAGCAAACGCCTTTGGGAAACCTATCATTGGACTAACAATAAGTTAGATATAGCACAGCTAATACGAGATACAGCAACTGACGGTACTATACCCCCGAAGATTAGATATCTAGATCTTCGATTGGGACATACTTGCAATTTAAAATGTGTAATGTGTACACCTCACGATTCGAGCCGTTGGGTAGAAGATTATGATACTTTAATGGATACACTAGAAAGTCCACTTATACGATCTCAGATATCTTGGGATAGAGAATCTTTCAATAATAATTGGTATAAGAACGAGGGATTTTGGAATCAAGTTTATGAACAGATCCCTAATATACGCGAATTATATTTTGCTGGCGGCGAACCTCTTATGATAAAAGAACATAAGCGATTCCTTTTAGAAATAATAAAACGTGGATATAACGAACAGATATCTCTGAGATATAATACTAATGGTATATTTGTGACTGATGAAATGATCAACATATGGTCTAAATTTAAGAAAGTAAAAGTAGCTTTTAGCATAGATGCTGTGGGTGAGAAAAACTGGTATATACGTTATCCCACTAATTGGGATGATGTAGTTAGAAATCTTAGGAAACTAGACGCAACTCCTGATAATATAGAGATAGGTATACAAGCTGCTGTACAGATCTTTAACATAAAACATCTCCCAGAATTTGCCCGATGGAAATTAGATATGGGATTCAAAAAAATCAATGATTATAAAGTCGGAGATCATCAGAGCGGCGGCGGATTAATTAATATGCATCTGTTATATCTACCCACGTTCCTTAGCGCTCGCGTATTATCTGAAAAAGATAAACAAGATGTTGGCGATAGATTCTCAGAGTTTAAAGATTGGTTATGGAACAATTATAGGCAAGACGACGATTTCTGGAAGCACAATCCATATGGATGGACTAGATGGGAAGCTATACTTAGGTTCGTGCAATCGGGAGATCAATCTTCCCAGGTAGCTGATTTCAAAGAATATATATCTAGTCTAGATAAGATCCGCAAGACTGATGCTAAGTCTATTTTTCCTGAACTTGGTAATCTATTTTAGTTAGGGGTATGTCAGCTTCGCAAGTACACCAGTTGCGTGTGCATACTATTGGATCTATGGGTTTTTGGAAAGTACCGTTGTATATGTTTCCAAGGCTATCACCGACCCTACAAGTAGCACGATGCACTTCGCCATCCCAGTTTATCATTAGGCTTTCTAATCCTGCGTTGCAAGTCCAGCCTTTAAACTGATTCATATGTAATTTAATGATATCATTGGCGTGCATTTCTTCAAAATCATCTATTATACAGTTTGGCCATATCGTGGCGGTTGAATTTTTGATCCATTCTAGATCATCAGGATGATATCGCATATCGTCAAACAGATCGTGATTGCCTTCGGTCCAGCGTATTCTCCTAACTGCATAGGGTATTTTAATCATTTCGAAAGAACGCTTTATTACTCTAACATCATCCATATGCTTATAGTGTGCCATTATGTGTACTAATACTCTATTTGTCCTTAACACCTCAAATTCTACTATGTTGTTTATGCATCTTTCCCAATCTTTCTCAAAATGGAGGCTAAAAACATATTGATCAACGATGTGTTGTTGTGATTCGTACCATTTGGCCAACCTAGTAGCATTGGTTGTCATGCTTACCCAAGTGATATTTTCAGCAGCATTTATAGCAGTTAACAGCTCTTCTATGTGAGGGTGTACGCTAGGCTCGCCTCCTGTTAAACTTAGACGCACAGGAGCTTCTAATGCGTTTAAAACCGCCACTGTAGCTTTAAGCTTCTCTATGTCTGTATGAGGACTGTGATTGTCGTGGATATATTCTGGGCAATAGGTACAATCTAGATTACAGCGTTTACCTAGATTCCATTCTATCTTGATCTTGTCTTGATGCGGCCATTTGCTAGTGATTTTCCTCATAGTATCTTGGTCCTTTTTATTTCCTGATATGGACTGAGTTTTTGCACTATAGTTACTTTGTCTAGATCAATAAGATTGCTATCTATTAGATTTAATGTAGCTACTGGTATCATACCCAGTGCCATCCTTGGTCCCCAATATATACCTAGCTGATTTAGATAGTTACTTTTCCTATCAAACCAATCTTTAAATTCTTTAGTCCTCTGCTCGTATACCCAATCTAAAGTATCTGGACCAAACTTGATCTGCCAATCTGCGCTATAATACTTTAATGGTTTTATATTGTTATCTCCAACTACTTCGTCGTTGTCTTTAAAAACATCCAATAATGGCTTACCTACTTCGCAGTAGTTTATATAAACAGTACCAAAACGCCAATCGTATGTATAATATTGATATTCGTCATCTGTTAGTTCATATCTAGGCCTATCTTGATAAGTTCCTACTATAGTGGCATATGGGTGATGTGTTAACGGCAACATTTCTTCGTTAAAACTGAGATGCTCATATTCGTGTATCAGTATGTTAAACTTGCAGATAGCCTCTTGTGCTTCTGCACTGGCAGATTTAAACCATTCTGGTTCTTCTCCTACGGGCCCTCTTAGTTTCTCAAAGAAAACGTGCAGATAATTCATAGTGTCTTGATCTGGATTATCTTGTACAACTGTGTTAATGGTATTAGGATGATAGTTATTTACAGTAGCTATCTGTTGATTTAGTTGATCTACATAGTATGTTTTATCTCGAGGGCTATCCGGCCAGTTGCTGAATCTATCAGTTTCATAAAATCCATAATCTCTAGCTACTTCAGTAGCCCATTTTTGTGCTATGCCTGTATCAAATATATCAAAAGTTAGTTCGTAATCTCTTACAGAATTGCCAATGGTTAGTAAAAATTTCTCATACATGATCTTTGAATTCCGGAATAATATCTGTTATAGATTTTTGATTACGGCGCCGATCTAACCTAGCACTAAAATCTAAATATTTAGGCCATAGATGGCTCTGATCTTTCGAACGCAAATAGTTGATATTATCTTGTATCTGACCTAGTGTAATATCTAATAGTATAGGGTATTTTTGGACTAATTTAAAATCTTTCACACGGGGCTTAATAGCTTCTAATCTCTGTATAGCTTCTTCTTTTAGAGCAGGTGGTATTACTTGTGCTGATAACAAGTTAGGATATTCTACTCTATTGCCATAGAAGACGATACCAATATCGTCTAGGAAATATTCAATGATTTTGTCTAGTGTCATTATATTATCTGCTTGTACGCAGACTGCTCCAACTATACGAGAAATGTTTGGAATAGCCTGTATAGTTTTGATGTTAGCCACTAGATCATCCCAACTGGCATTTCCTCTTACGTGTTCGTAAACATCTCCTAATCCGT